CCGGCGCTTTTGCCCTCGGGAAACCCCCTCTGGCCTGAATTTTGGTCCCTTGAGGAGCTTACGGCCCTAAAAGAGGAGCTTCCGAACTCAAAATGGATGGCTCAGTACCAGCAGAACCCGACATCCGAGACTTCGGCCATCGTGAAGCGGGAATGGTGGCAGATTTGGGAGGATGAGAAGCCTCCGAAGTGCAATTTTACCCTGATGGCGTGGGATACGGCCTTTGAAAAGAGCCAGCGAGCTGACTATTCGGCCTTGACTCTGTGGGGGGTGTTCTACCACCCCGACGTAACCGGGGTAGCGCAGGCAAACATCATCCTGCTGAACGCCTTCCGGGAAAGAATGGAGTTTCCCCGGCTAAAACAGGTCGCCATCCAGCAATATAAGGAATGGAAGCCTGACTCGGTCATTATCGAGAAGAAGGCCAGCGGTGCCCCACTTATATATGAGATGCGGGCCATGGGCATCCCGGTTCAGGAGTTCACCCCGACCAAGGGCAACGACAAGATCAGTCGTCTGAACGCCGTTTCCGACCTGTTTGCCAGTGGCAGGGTCTGGGCCCCCGGTACCCACTGGGCCGAGGAAGTTATTGACGAAGTTGCGTCATTCCCCTCTGGTGAGCATGATGACTATGTTGACTCTGTGTCGCTGGCCCTGATGCGTTTCCGCAAGGGTGGGTATATACAGACAAGCTTGGATGAGCCTGACGAGAAGAAGCAGTTCAGGCGTAAGTTTGAAGGGTATTATTGATGGCTATCGACAAGGCACTAAACCAAGCCCCGTTGGGGTTGGCCGCAATCGACCCGGAGCAGGAAGGACCTGATCTGGAAATTGAGATTGAGGACCCGGAGAGCGTTAATATTAAGACCGGGGACATGGAGATTGAACTCGAACCCGGTGACGAGGGTGACGACGAGTTTAATGCTAACCTTGCCGACGAAATGGACGAAAAAGAACTTACCGAACTAGTAGGTGATCTACTGGGTGAGTTTGACGAAGATATTAGCGCCCGTAAGGACTGGATTCAGACCTACGTGGACGGCCTTGAGTTGCTCGGTTTGAAGGTCGAAGACCGCACCGAGCCGTGGCCGGGAGCGTGTGGTGTCTACCACCCTCTGCTATCCGAAGCACTGGTCAAGTTCCAAGCTGAGACCATGATGAGTACGTTTCCCGCCGCTGGCCCGGTTAAGACCCAGATCATCGGTAAGGAGACCTCGGAGAAGAAGGACGCTGCTATTCGTGTCGCTGCTGACATGAACTACCAGTTGACCGACGTGATGGCCGAGTACCGCCCCGAACATGAGCGGATGCTGTGGGGCTTGGGTCTCTCGGGTAACGCCTTCAAGAAGGTCTACTACGACCCGAACCTCGGACGGCAGGTCTCTATCTTTGTCCCGGCTGAAGATGTCGTCGTGCCCTATGGTGCTAGTAATCTCCAGTCCGCTGAGCGTGTTACACACGTCATGCGCAAGACACCCAATGAACTCAAGAAGCTACAGGCTGCTGGGTTCTATCGGGACGAGGACCTTGGTGATCCGACCAACACGTTTGACGAGGTCGAGAAGAAGATTGCTGAGAAGATGGGCTTCCGGGCTTCGTCTGATGATCGCTTCAAGATTCTTGAGATGCACGTTGATATCGACCTGCCCGGTTATCCGGATTTGGACGACGAAGGCGAAGAGACGGGCATTGCCCTGCCCTATGTTATCACTATCGAGAAGGGCACAGAGACCGTTCTAGCTATTAGAAGGAACTGGCACCCCGATGATGAAACGAAGCAGAAGCGTAATCATTTCGTTCACTACTCCTATATTCCGGGGTTTGGTTTTTACGCTTTTGGTCTTATTCATCTTATTGGTGCATTTGCTAAGTCTGGTACTAGCATTATCCGTCAGCTTGTTGACGCTGGTACTCTTTCTAACCTCCCCGGTGGTTTCAAGACTAAAGGTCTGCGCGTTAAAGGTGACGACACTCCTATCGCGCCTGCGGAGTTCCGCGACGTAGACGTAGCCTCAGGTACTATTAAAGATAACATTATGACGCTCCCGTATAAGGAGCCGTCGCAGGTACTCTATACCCTGCTGGGTACCATCGTTGATGAAGGCCGTAGATTCGCTGGCGCTGCTGATTTGCAGGTTAGCGACATGTCCGCCAACAGCCCGGTGGGTACGACCCTCGCTATCCTTGAGCGGACTCTCAAGGTGATGTCGGCTGTGCAGGCCCGCATCCACTACGCCATGAAGCAGGAGTTCATCCTGCTGCGTGATATCATCCGGGACTACACCCCGGAAAAGTACGACTACGAACCTGAAGACGGTACGCCCCGGGCTAAGAAGGGTGACTACGATCTCGTCACCGTGGTCCCAGTGTCGGACCCCAATGCGTCCACTATGGCGCAGAAGGTTGTCCAGTATCAGGCAGTGATGCAGTTAGCGCAGGGTGCGCCGCAGCTGTACGACATGCCATACCTGCACCGTCAGATGCTCGAAGTCTTGGGTATTCCGAACGCCGAGAAGCTCGTCAAGCTGGATGACGAAGAGAAACCGCGTGACCCGGTCAGTGAGAATATGTCGCTCCTCAACGGCAAGCCGGTCAAGGCGTTCATTTATCAGGACCACGAAGCACATATCACTGTGCACACGTCGGCTATGCAGGACCCCAAGATTGCCAAGCTCATGGGCCAGAACCCGCAGGCGCAGGCTATTATGGCAGCAGGCGCTGCGCATATTCAGGAACATCTGGCGTTTGCGTACCGTAAGCAGCTTGAAGAACAGGCTGGCGTTCCGTACCCGGCACCTGACGCTGAGATGAGCGAAGAGACAGAAACTCAGATATCTCGCCTTGCCGCTGCCGCAGCCCAGCAGCTGCTCCAGAAGAACCAAGCCGAAGCTGCACAACAGCAGGCTCAGCAGGCGCAGCAGGACCCCATCGTCCAGATGCAGCAGAAGGAAATTGAGATCAAGCAGCAGGAAGTCCAGATCAAGCAGCAGGAGTCTCAGGCTAGACAGCAGGAAGCTCAGGCTAGGCATGAACTTGCCCAGCAGGAAATGCAGATCAAGCAGCAGGAAGCTCAGGATCGACATAATCTTGCTCAGCAGGATAGCCAGCTCAAACAGCAGAAGGCTATGGACGACGCTGCTACTAAGGCGGGCCAGCTAGACATTGACCGTCAACGCATCGCTACTCAGGAGCGCATTGCTAACCTACAGCTTGACGCAAAAACCCTTGCGGCCAAGGAGGCCATAGACGCCCAGCACCACTTAGAAGGTGCACGTCTTGGCGTTGATATTGCTAAGAACCGTGCCGAACTGGCACGCAAACAAGCCGAAGTACAGACAAAAGGTACACAGAAGGAGCCTAAATGAGCGACGACGTTCTTAAATATCTCTCGGACAAACTCCGGGAAGAACAGCGAATAATGTCCGAAGACATGGCTATGGGTAAGGCCAAAGACTTTGGAGATTATAAGTACGCCTGCGGGATCATCCGGGGGCTACTTATTGCTAATAATGCCATTATTGAAACCGCAGAAAGGATGAATAAAGCAGATGACTGAACTTCTCGTCGGCTCAAACCCCGATAATCTAGAAGACACTACCGTACTGCCCGAAACGCCTGAACAGAAAGCCAAGCAGCTACCGGACCCGTCTGGGTACCGTATTCTGTGCGCTATCCCCGAAGTGGATAAGAAGTTCGATAGCGGCATCCTTAAGGCCGATATCACCGTCCACCATGAAGAGCTCCTCACCACAGTCCTGTTTGTCCTGAAGATGGGACCCGACTGCTATAAGGATGAGAAGCGCTTCCCCAGCGGCCCTTGGTGCAAGGAGGGCGACTTTGTCCTTGTGCGCCCCCATTCCGGTACCCGACTGAAGATTCACGGGCGTGAGTTCAGGATCATTAACGACGATTCCGTGGAGGGTATCGTCGAAGACCCTCGCGGTATCTCCAGAGCCTAGGAGGCACAAGTGGTTGATAATACTAAAGAAAAAGACCCGAAGGACGACTTCGAGTTCGAGGTAGAGAAGCCCGAAATCGAGATTGAGGACGATACTCCGCAGGAAGACCGGGGTAAGACCCCGATGCCCAAGGCTCTGGTTGATGAGCTAGAGGCTGACGAGTTGGAGGAGTACTCCGACAAGGTCAAAACCCGTCTGAAGCAGATGAAGAAGGTCTGGCACGACGAGCGCCGTGAGAAGGAGATCGCCCTACGGGAACATCAGGAGGCTATTAGCCTCGCCACTAGGGTTTTGGACGAGAACAGACGCCTGAAAAGCACCCTGTCTCAGGGGGAACAGACGCTTGTTAGTACCTATAAGAGCGCTGCCGAGCTGGAGATGGCCGCAGCCAAGAAGTCTTATAAGGAAGCCTATGAGTCCGGGGACTCGGACAAGGTTGTCGAAGCTCAGGAGAAGATGACCAATGCCGGTTATCGGCTGGAACAGATCAGGGGTTATAGACCTACTTTACAAGAACCAGAATATGAGATACAAAATACTCAGGACGTGGCTCAAATCCCTCGTCCAGACTCCAAGACGATGGCGTGGCAAGAGCGCAATCCGTGGTGGGGTACGGACGTGGAGATGACATCCCTAGCACTAGGGCTGCATCAGAAGCTAGAAAGAGACAACGGCAAGCAATTTGTCGGCTCTGACGATTATTGGCATCGCGTTGACGAAACAATGCGTCGCCGTTTCCCGGAGTATTTCGGGGAAGAAAAACCGACGAACGGGGGCGGCAAGCCCGTTTCGCGCAATGAATCACGGGCTGCCACAGTAGTTGCTCCAGCATCTCGCAGCACTTCCTCCAAAAAGATCGTGCTGAAACAATCGCAAGTAAACATTGCGAGAAAACTTGGTTTAACCCCCGAGCAGTACGCCCGGGAAATGCAGAAGTTGGAGAACTAAAATGGCCGAGACCAGACTTGCACGCGAACTTGAAAGCCGTACCCAGACCGAGCGTCCCAAGACGTGGCAGCCAGCTTCGGCCCTGCCCGAACCGGATAAAGAGCCCGGATATGCGTACCGGTGGATTCGTGTTTCGAACCTGAATGTAGCCGACCCGAGCAATGTATCTGCGAAGATGCGTGAAGGTTGGGAACCAGTAAAGGCCGAAGAACAGCCCAAGTTCCAAATGATGGTAGACCCCAATAGTCGTTTTAAGAACAACATTGAGGTCGGTGGATTGTTGCTCTGCAAGATTCCCGAGGAGTTCATGGCTCAACGCGGCGAGTACTTCGCTAAGAAGAACCGGGATCAAATCGACTCTGTAGACAACAATTTTATGCGCGAGAACAATCCAAAGATGCCCCTCTTTAGCGAGAGGAAATCTTCGTCCTCGTTTGGCAAAGGCAAATAACTAGGAGAAAATAATGGCATACCCTTCCGTTACGGCCCCTTATGGGCTTCTCCCGATCAACTTGATCGGCGGGCAGGTCTTTGCTGGTGCTACTCGCCAGATTCCGATTGCTTCCAACTCCGCGACGGCCATCTTTTATGGTGACGTTGTGAAGCTGGCGAACACCGGACTTCTGGTTCAGGACACTGGCACGGACGCTGCTACTCCCGTTGGCGTTCTTCTTGGTTGCTCCTATACGGACCCGACCTATGGAAAGACGTTCCGTCAGTACTATCCCGGCGCTGTCAACGCTTCGGACATCGTTGCCTTCGTGGCGGATGACCCGGACCAGTTGTTCAAGGTTGCGGTAGTGTCTGGTACCACTGTGGTCACTTACGTCAACCGTACCAGCGTTGGTAACAATGCCCTGCTGGTCCAGAACGTCGGCTCCACGATTACTGGTAACTCTGCGGTGGCTATTCTGGCTACCACGGCTACCACCAACACGTATCCCATTCGCATCATCGACGTGATCCCGGACACCGCTATTGCGGGTAACCCCGGTTCTTACACCGAAGTGATCGTGAAGTGGAATGTGCCGACAACCGGCGCTGTTGGCGGGCACCAGTATACCCAAGCTACTGGCGTTTAAGGAGAACATGACAAATGGCTATTTCACGCGCACAACTTCTTAAGGAACTCCTACCCGGCCTGAACGCCTTGTTCGGTCTGGAATATGCTCGTTACGGCGAAGAGCATAAGGAAATCTTTGATACCGAGACTTCGGAACGTTCGTTCGAAGAAGAAACCAAGCTGTCCGGCTTTTCGGCTGCTCCGGTTAAGAACGAAGGTTCTGCCATTGCGTATGACAATGCGCAGGAAGTCTTCACTGCCCGCTACAACCACGAGACGATTGCTCTGGGTTTCTCGCTGACGGAAGAAGCGATTGAGGACAACCTCTACGATTCTCTGTCTTCGCGTTACACCAAGGCTTTGGCCCGTGCCATGGCGTATACCAAGCAGACCAAGGCTGCGGCAATCCTGAACAACGGCTTCAGCGCCTCCTATCCGGGTGGTGATGGTGTTGCTCTGTTCAGTGCTTCGCATCCGCTGGTTTCCGGTGGTACCAACTCCAACATTCCGACTACGCCTGCCGACCTGAATGAAACCAGCCTCGAAGCTGCCGTAATTCAGATCGCGGCTTGGACGGATGAACGCGGCCTGCTCATCGCAGCTAAGCCCCGTAAGTTGGTTGTCCCGCCGAGCCTGATGTTCGTTTCGACCCGTTTGCTGGAGACTGAACTCCGCACCGGCACTGCCGATAACGACATCAACGCTCTGAAGAGCAACGGTTCGATCCCGGAGGGTTACACTGTTAACCACTTCCTGACCGACACCGATGCTTGGTTCCTGACCACGGATGTCCCGAATGGTCTGAAGCACTTCGTCCGTTCGCCCATGGCGAACAGCATGGACGGCGACTTCGACACCGGTAACGTTCGTTACAAGGCCCGTGAGCGTTATTCGTTCGGCTGGTCTGACCCGCTGGGCATGTACGGCTCGGCTGGTGCCTAAGTAAGATTAGGGGGAAGGGGATAAAACCCCTTCCCTTTTTTCTAATAGG